CTCGACGTTATATTTTAACTTTGACTAAAGACCTGCCTGATAAACAGCATAGCTAAGTGGGCCTGAGCCACTGAATTCTGCTGTGAATGTAGCTCTGTCACCAGAAGCAGCATTAACACTTAAACTATTAAGGAAGCAGTAACCATATGATACATAATTAGTTGCATCTGGTACCCAGTATGTAGCATCTGTTGAAGGGTCATTTACAACAGCAGTTGCATCAAATTCATTTGATCCTTCATATCCACTCTTAAGACCAAAATATACTTTAACAGGCTCTTTAGCTGCAAGAACACTGCTTAAGTTGTAGAATTCATCTGTAGAATAGATGTTGTCTGTGCTTATACTCCAGTTAATCTTGCCAGGGAGCTGTTTACCATATGCTCCAGCATCCTTATCATTAATGTCTTGCATCTCAACGTCAATATTTAAAGTGTGAGATGTTGCGAATGCTAATGAGTGACCGTCTTTATTGAATAACATAAGGTCATTACCTTGAATTCTTTGTTTTGACATTGTATTTACGTAAATATTTTTATAGTTATATGTTTTCGACTATACATTGAAAATCCATATTCTGTTGATATGCATCCCCAATCCATTGTTCTGAACAATAAGTCAATTCTATATTTGATATTCTGATAAGATTGTCTTGTATGACTCTCCTCTCTAAAAGTAAACGTATCATGTCTGCTATATCAACACTTGAGTCATATTTATCAGAATAAACTTTTATATTGAATGTTACACTATCTTCATTATAATCTTTATTTGTCTGAGCTGGTGTCTTTATACTTGTCCTTGTAATGACAGCATAAGGAAATACAGCTTCAGGCTCTCCAACTACTAGAAAAATGTTACTTTCTGGTATTATCTTCATTAAATCCTGATTAGAAACCAAATATTCATGTATTAAATATGTAGTCTTTATACTGTGTTGTCTCATCTCTTTCCATTATTTATATTATTTATAGCTCTTTCAATAGCTTCTAAATAGATATTGTCTAAATTTACTGAATTGTTCGCACTAGCAAACCATCTTCTTGGAGCAATACTTCCTAAATTTCTCTCTTTTTTAAGAGGTCTACCTTTATAAGTCTTTGCTTTTCTGTTTTTAGTTCCTTTTTCAAGAAATCTAAATCTATATGTACCAGAATTAGTATTTCTAGTTCCCATTACATGGACTTTTATACTTAATTCATCTGAATCATAATTATCTTCAATCTTACCAACTCTTACAGCATCTGTAATATCATCATTGTACTCAATTCTTTGACCATTATACCAATGTGGATTATTGTGTGTCTTTATACCTGCCTTAGCATTAGAAACAGTCTCTTTCTTAATCTGAGCAGCACCTCTTCTAAGTGCAGATTTTACCGCCATGTCCATTTCTTTTGCAGTAAGAACTTTAAAATCTTCCCATACTGCCTTTATATTACATTCAAGTCCATTATCCATCGTAATCAGTAACTAATTCAGCTATAACAACTTGCTGTTGTAATACTTTGTCAACATCTATACTTGTAACTTGATAATACTTGTCTTGGTATTTTATCCAACTTGTGTCCTGTATTGGTACATATATTCTAAGAACAAATGTCTTTACATATGGAGTCTGTATTTGATCATTTATTACCTTTCTGCTACCAGATGCATGAGAAACCTTTGCTCTAGTTGAATATACTAACTTAAGCTCTTCAGATACAATACCTTGCTTTGTCTTTATCTTAACAAAATCATATATGTCAACTTGCTCATTAAAGAGTCCAGCCCATGCCATAACGAATTATTCAAATTTATTTATACGATAATCCCTATTCAAATCACACAAAAATTCAACTGCATGTGGAACAGGCATCATATTAGATGCTGAAACACTCTCTCTGACACTATACCAAGTACCTATAAGAAGTAACATAGCATGAATAACAGATGGTGGTAACTTTCCATTCTCATCTTCAAGCTGAGATAATGGAACATCAATATATTTTGACACAGCCTCAACAGCTACATCATACAACGCATTTAAATAGAAGTCATCAGCATCAAAATTCTGGTCGAGATTTAAATGATTTTTTATTATTTCTAAGTTTAAGTATTTCATGTATTGAGTGTGTCATATATCTGTTTTAAAAAAAGAAGGGGTAAATCTTAAGGGACTTACCCCTTCGGAAAGAATATGATAGAAAAGCAGGATTTTACCCCTACTTGGAGTCATATTTTAATTAAGCAACAGTTGTATCAAAAGCAACAAGAGCATTATCTCTAACAAGTTTAGCATCAGCAAAACCGTTAAGGATGATCATAATCTGACCATTTGCAAGAGTTGCAGAGTCAGCAACAACATCAATTCTAAGGTTATCCCAGATACCGATAACAAGGTTATCAAATGCACCATAAAGACCTTTCTTAGCTTCTACATTAGAAGTTACAAATGCCTGTGTTCCATCAACTGCATCACCTTCCATTACCATACCAGTTGCATTTGTACCCTTAATCATAGCCTTAAGAGCAGCTTTTGCCTTAGGAGATACAACATACTTGCAATTCTTGAAGTGATCTTCCTCAACTTCTGCTTCCATGTCAAGTAACTGACCATAGTTGTTTACAGTAACAGCGGTCTTACCA